ACAGCCGGACCTCGTTAGAGCAACATAAGTGATGCTGCTTCTTTAAAAAGAGGAGATCTATAATCACATTAGCAATAAGGGTGATTGACCTGTTAAAGCCAAAATATCCTTTGTAAGATAATTGTAAACATAATCTAAGCCTTTGTTATATAAATCGGTCGTAATTGGATGATTCCAAACCTTATTAATATAGGAACGTATAGCTCCAAAGCCATTGATGTCTGTGTGAGACAGAGTCGTTCCTGGAATTCCTGACGCGTCCGTAGCAAGGTATTCATGAAAGAAGCACACTTCGTATTCGAATGGAGCATTAGCTTGAGCTCCTTCAACTACAACAGCCAGCACGGTTTGGACACCGGACTCATTGACATTGCCTACCATCCTCTTAGGATCAAGATCCCAGGAGGAAGAAGGCCGAAATGCCACCTGAATCCAGCGTCCTCCATGTGTGACTGCAGAACGGCATGTGTTTGGACGAGATAAAAACTCCGATGTTGTAAGGAGTCCTAGGTCATCGTCAGAATCATTACGAATTCCGACACCTATGATACCTGAAGTATCTAAGTATTTTCCTATATACTTCACGCGAATTCCACAACCGACCACCCGAGACTCAACATCTGAGGAAGAGGTGAAAGGTGCCCGGGTATTCGCCGAGAGAACACTAGCCAAATTTTTAATTATTGAACCAGTAGAAGCTCCGGAAGATCTCGCCACGCAGTTTTGGTTGTTGAACATAGCGACCCAAGGATTAACCGCAAGTGCGGCTACCCCATTTGAGGTAGCCGAAAAGGTTCCTCTAAAGAAAGTCTGAACTTTCCAGGAGGGCTTGGATAACGTGTCTGGGATACAAACTTCTTTGCCACTGTTAAAATGTGACCAAGGGTCTGTTTGAACGCGAAGATAGTTTCTAGTGCAATCCTTTACGATTTCTTTTGGACAGTACCTCGTTTTCCGAGGTTTATTTCTTGCTTTGGATTTGTTATTTGGGTTGGGAGTGTTCTTCATACTGCGACCTGCATTAGTCTTATTAGCACCACGACGACCACTCATGTTGTTATTTGTTAATCCGGAAGACCCCAATTCCGGAGAAGCTTGTAGTGTTTTAACTACGTTTGGAAGATTTAACGTCTTCCTTGCTTGCAGGAGTTTTCCTGTGAGCAATATGGTTTTTATTGGTGGGACGATTTCTAGATCTAGCTGTGGGTTTCTTGGACGGCTTTTTCCCTTTCCAGTTCATTGATCTGCGTAATGGTTCAGCAGTCTTCTTTTCTGGAATAACGGGTTTAGTGGGTAATTCGTCTTGTCCTGTTCTTACCACTGTCTCTATTGATGTTCCAGGATTTTGGTAGACTCCTGAGAACTGTTTGGCGGGAATAGGATTTTCTCCACATGCTTCTAAGTGCAATAGGTCACTTAATTTCATACAACTTTTTAATTGTTTATAAAATTTCGCCACGTTAAAATTTTGTGGAGGTGGGATATGAATGTTCATCCAGTCAAGATTGTTCTCATTAGGATATTGGTCTGATTCCATCCATTGAGACCAGTACGAGACTGATTTAGTTTCATTAAATATTTCGTGCAGTTTGGTTGCTGACAAATATTTACCACCTAATACGGTATATTTCTTTAACAATTTCTTGATGATTGGAGTGTTTGGATCAGTAAGGTGCAGTGATGACAATTTTTGCTGCAGTTTTTCTAGTGGGGAAAAATTTGACATTTGAACACAAGTATGAAGCTTCGATAAACATCTGTGTATGTCTATGCACGAGTTATTATCTCCTCTGAAAACAGCTGGAGAGTATTTTCTAGCTAAGAATTCGAGACCGTGTACCTTTGCGTCGACTATCTTTAACTTATGTCCGAGTTGCGTGGCGACTGTATCTAGAGCACTGTCATCTATATTAAAAGAAACAGCATCATCTCCACAAATGGCCGTATTATTATTTAATAATTTAAAGGCATCTTCAGGGTTAGATCCTGTTTTTCTAAAAGTGCAATAATAAATGAATCCCATGTCAAGACTATTGAAAATAGTCGTGAAGGGACCTCCAGAACACTGGCTCCACCAGGTGCAATATAAATAG